CCACAGTGTTCGGAACTCGGGCGGGGCGAGTGGTTCCTTCTCTTGGGCCTCGCTGCCAGCGCGGTGACTGAGGTCCACGTAGCCATGGCAGATTACCGGGGGGTGCTGAAAGCTGTCCCACGGGATAGTTTCGCCTCGCCAGAGTGCGCCCCAGAGCCGGTGATGGTCCAGAAGGCTCCTGTCGGCTCCGCCCTCCCACACCAGATGCACATTTCGCGTCCCTCTAGACATGGCAGTGAAAATCACCTCAGCGCTCACGTGGTGCAGAGCGGAGACATCGATGATGACCTGGTAGTCCTCTTCGATGGTCCGGCCTGTGCAAGACTGCATCGTGATGTTCTTGCTATCCATTGCGTGGGTGGCGTCCGCTGTCCGCGTGCGAGCCTCGATGGTCCACATGCCAGGCACCCTGCCATAACTCTGGATGATGCGCCCCGGGTGCTCACTGGTGGTTTGCAGACCCAACGCGTGTGCGACTCCTTTTCCGCAGCGATGTGCGACTAAGCTGTAGCTGCTCCAGAGTTCTTGATGGTGCCAGAGATCATTGTCTAGCAGCATCAACGGGGTCTCGTGCTTCCCGGGTGTCCAGGGGTTTTGCAATGGGTCCCCGGTGGCGGTCACACGCTCCAGAGACGGGTTGAGAAAGTAGCGCATGTCCAGGTACCCGGGGGGGTGTTGCTGCAGCTCCTCTATGTGGAGGTACTTCACGCCGAAAGCCGGCGACACCTCCAGCGTTTTTAGCATGCGCTTGCCGACTTCCTTGACTGGGGCTGGCAGCATACTCTTCCACTCCTCCATCAACAGCAGCCGTGTGAAGCAGACGTGCATTTTGCTGTCCAGGGCGCGTATGAAGCTCTTGAACCACTTTTTTATCTCCGCGGACTTGCCTGATCCCGGTGCCCCCACGTGTATGGACAACGCAATGGTGTCGACGGCTCGGCGTTTGCTCTTGAACAGAGTCTTCGCTTCGAGCACTTCCGAGGGGGTGAGGTTTTCGAACACCTTGCCCCACTCGTTGTTGACCCACGCTTCATAACAACGCTTGGCACGCTCAAAATCCGGCTTGTACTGCACGAAGCCTTCAGGGGTTGGGGGGGGGGGGGATCTTTCCGGCGCGGAGAGCCACGTCTTTTCGCAAGTAGGGGCGGACGCCGCCGGGTGTTTTCTCGGGCTCAGGCAGGAGTCCCGTCATCATGGTCTTGCCACCGAAGCGTTGGTTCGAATGGCGGCCCACCCAGTGATTGGCGTAGCCAGCGCCCCCTTTCACGAACTCGATGGCAATTTCGGTGCCATGGAACGCCCCGAGCCAGTAAGGCAGCCCGTGCACGTACGCGTTTTGGGTTTTG